GAGGACGGCATCAAGTGCGGAATTGGTCACTTGCGCGGTGTGTTTGAGCCTGATGATTATGACCCTGAGCAGATGGAGATTAAGCTAGAGCATATCGAAGACCCGCTATCGGTGATTTGGGATGCGTCTAGTGTTAAACGTGATCGCTCAGATGCGCGTCGTTGCTGGGTTATTGATTACATCCCTGACGAAGAGATTGATGAAGCTTATGAGGACGCTGTTGGTGAGTGGCCTGATGAGGAAGAATCAACGGCTTGGACTGATTGGCATGATAGCGAGCATGATGAAACGCGGGTCTGCGAGTATTACTGCTTAAAGGATGAGCGCAAGGTCACGTTTGTTGACCCAATGACTGGCCAGCAAGGCGAGATTATGGGTGACGGCGAGGTTCCAGAGGGCGTTCAGCTAATTTCAGAAACCCAAGTTAAGGTTTGTCGTGTGTGGCTGCTGACGGGTGGCAAGATACTAGAGGGCGGACTTGAGGGAATTGTCGTTCCGGGCGGGCGCATCCCGATCTTCCCTTACATCCCGTCTGAGAGCCGTGTTGGCCGTCGTAATATTCGCAAAGGCTTAGTGAGAGACGCCAAGGACAGCGTTCGCATGATCAACTGGGCAATGGCTCTTATGATTGAGGCGATGGCTGCGACGCCAAAACCAAAGTGGACGGGGCCAGCCAAAGCGTTTGAAGGCCATGAAGACGAGTGGGAAAACGCCAGTACGTCAAACAAGTCTTATCTGCCCTACAATGATAAGGCATCAGCGCCTCCAACATATAATCAGCCGCCTCCGTTCAATGTTGGCCTCGTCAATGCCATGCAGGTTTTTGATGAGAACATTAAGCAGGTCACGGGCATTTATGATGCTTCGCTAGGCGCAAGATCGAATGAGACGAGTGGTAAGGCTATCCGAGCACGTGAAGAGCAGGGCGATACGGCGACTTTCGATTACCTCGATGAGTTCAATTATTCGATTGCTTGTGTTGGCCGCTGGCTCGTTAAGGTTATTCCGCTTGTCTATAACAGGGAGCGCCAAGTTAAAATCACGGGCGAAGACGGCAAGGAAAAAGCGGTCACGATCAACGGCTATGATGCTGCAACTGATCAGCCAATCAATCTCATACAGGCTGGCCGCTTCGATGTTATGGCTAAGGCTGGCCCCGGCTTCGCAACACAGCGCGAACGGGCATCTGAGACAATGCAGGCAGCTATTCAGGCTGCTCCACAGCTTGCCCCGATCCTGCTTGATCTTCTTATGGAGATGGAGGACTGGAAAGGTGCAGACCGCGCCGCGAAGCGTTTAAATGAAATGCTGCCGCCGCAAATCAAAGCGATGGAGAGTGGCAAGCCGCCACCACAGCCACAACCTAATCCAAAAGACGTTGCCGAAGCGCAACGAGATATGGCTGAGGTCGATAAGACTAAGGCTGAAACCCAACATCAGAGGATGGAGACACTGATCATGCAGCTTACGGCTGTGATGCAAGGTCTTCCGCCTCAGTTGCTCGCTACCATGCCTTCCGGGGGTATGGGTAATAGCGCCCCGCCAATGGGCGGAATGCCACCGGGGATGTCGTAGAGCCTTAATCTACGCTCACATACGCTTACAGAGGTAGCGCTTATAATGAACCTTGAAAATGATGAGTCCACTGATCCAGTGGATGACGCCTTAGCTGTGCTTGATGACATGGATTCGGAGGCTGCTGACGTAGCTGATGGTGACATCGCGGACGATGAGCCGCGCGATACTGAAACTGATCAAGCTGATGATGAGGAACCGGACGCGGATGGTTCTGATGAGGACCAAGACGAATCCGAAGCGCGGGCGGGTGATGACGATGGCGGTAAGCCTAAATCACGCGCGCAAAAGCGAATCGACAAGCTGACACGTGAAAAAAATGACGCACGAAGAGAAGCTGAGTACGAACGCCGAAACCGCGAGCAAGTGCAACAGCAATACGATGCTTTAATGCGGCAAGCTCAAACCTTTCAGGCAACCCCTGAACAGGTGCAGGCGGGCCGTGAGCAGGGTTTAACGCCTCAACAAACGCAGGAGCTTATCCGGCAAGAGGCGACAAACCAAGTACAAGCTGAGCGCTTTCAATCAACGGTGTCTGGACTGAGGAAGACACTTGAAGACAATGGGGCTTCGGATGCGCTTGCGCGTCTGTCGAACCAAAAGCTTACCCCATTTGAGCCGGACTCTGTGACTGCGCTGTCAGAAGCAAAGTTCCCGGCGAAGGTGGCGAAAGCTATTGCCAACAATGAAGAGGTGTTCAGCAAGTTCTCATCCTTACCGGATGCAGGCGCGAGAGCACGCTTTATTGCTCGCCTTGATGGGCGGTTTGAAAGCCGCGCGACAGGTGAGGGCAAGTCAACAAGCACTCCAAAACCGACACCACGTGTCAGAGGCGCGGCCCGTAAACCTGAAAAAGACCCTGAGGATATGTCTCAGGCGGAATACGAAGCCTACGCCGAGAAACAAGGTTGGCTATAGGAGCAAACTAAATGGCTAATAAAAATCTCACCCCCAAGAAAATTCTTAATCAGTTTATGGCTCACGTTAAATCGGATTTGATCATGATTGATCATGTCCACCGTGACTATGACGCAGAAATCGCAAATCGCCGTGAAGGTGATACGATTTATGTTCGTGCGCCGCTAAACTTCGACGTTAAAGATGGCGCTACCTTCATCGGTCAAGACATCGAACAGCGCGAAATCCCGATCAAAGTTGATACGCGCAAGCATATTGGTTTTGAGTATTCGGATAATGACCTACAGCTCTCAATGCCTGCATTTGTTCGCAAGTACAGCATGAAGGAAGCGGCCCGCGCGATGGCGCAGTCTATCAACCGCGACCTGTTGGGGTTGTTTAATGGCGTCTATAACTGGGTTGGTGCGCCGGGCCAGACAATCAACTCAATGGCGGATTGGAATAAATCCCAGCTTCGCCTTGACCTGATGGATGTGCCAGGTGCGAACCGTTACGGTGTTGTATCGTCAGAGGACGGCTGGGCACTGGTTGACGAAGCGCTAGGTCTCTCAACGTCTGACAAGGACGTTCAAAAGGCTCGCCGCAAAGGCTTGATTCACCGTGATGCTGGTGGCTCCATGCTTTACCGTACATCACACACACGCCGTCACACAGTCGGCAATTATGCAGGTACGCCTCTCGTCAACGGCGCAAACCAAGAGTCCACTTATGCGGAATACTCTGCTAGCGGGCAAACGCTTGCAACGGATGGCTGGTCTTCTGGCTCATCCGCTTTGAAGCAAGGCGATGTGTTTACGATTGCAGGTGTCTATGCCCTGCACCCGAACACAAAAGACACGCTGGATCACTTGCAGCAATTTGTTGTTCTTGAGGACATCTCAGATACGTCAGGCGCAAAAGAGATTAGCATTGAGCCGGGCATCATTACCGCTGGCCCTTATCGCAACGTCTCTGCGGTTCCTGCTGATAATGCGGCTATTACGGTCGTTGGCACAGCGGGTGCGACATATGCTCAAAACATGACATTCCACAAGAATGCTTTCGTGTTTACGCCTGTCCCGCTGATTGTGCCTGAATCTGCTGTGGTTAAGGCGCAGGTCACAGACCGCACCGAAAACCACAAACTGGATGGAGCCTATAGTGGCTCTGGCCTGTCTTTCACGCTCGTCAAAGAGTTCGACGCGAAAGAATACACTGAAATCCAACGTATCGACACGCTCTACGGCAAGAAAGTTCTTCGCCCTGAATTGGCCTGTCGTGTGTCGGGTACAGCCTAACCCTTAAAACCTAGAGGCTGAGTGTCGGTTGATGCTCAGCCTGTATTTTTGGAGCTTTCATGATTAGTGAAAAAGAAATTATGGCGCGTCTTGCGTCGCTTGAAGCACGTCTTACGAAATTGGATGGTGGGGCCGAAGAAGACGGGGCAAAGAAGGCTCCTGCATCTAAAATTACACACCGCACAACGAACCCGGTAGAATTCCCAAAGTGGGTCTATGCGATTGTTGATGGTGAGCTGAAATCTGCACTTATCCAGAATGAGAGCGAGATGCCAGACGAGGCATTTGAAAGCCCTGAAGAGGCCAAGGCGGCTTTGACTGAGCCTAAGATTGAGCTTGTGGCCATTCCTAGCGATTGGCGAGAGATACACCACTCTTCACGCATTAAGCTGGCGCAAAGCCTTCCAGATGGCGAGGGTGTCGCAACGAATGATGATGCAATCGCATTTATCGAGCTAGAGCTTGAGCGTCGTGGCAACGGTTAAAGACCTTGCGCATGAGGCGCTAGATCATCTTTTCGTCACTGAGGGCGCTGAGGAGCCAGCAGCAGAGGATTCGGCCAAGGCTGTAACCTCAATGCTGCGGGTGCTTTCTCGTTTGCCTGAATATGGCGGAGGGCGTGCGCTTGTTGATGAGACTGTCAGTAAGTCGGCAACGGCTCAACCTGATGGTCGCCTCATTGTGACGCTTAATGGGTTGACGGTGACAATGCCTGCTGACCCACAAGACGGCACAAGAATAGCGATAGTTCCGCTGACGGGAACGGTCACTGTAAAGCCTAACAATCGCAAGATTGAGAACGGCACGGCTGACCTCTCTGTGACTGCGAGTACGACTTGGGCCTATCGTTCTGACCTTGCTGACTGGGTAAAGGTGTCAGACCTTACAGGTTCGAGCGAAAGTCCTTGGCCTGCCTCATGTGATGCAGCGTTAGGGCATTTTTGCGCAAAAGAGTCAGCGCCTAAGTTTGAGGCTCGTATTGGCCCTGAATTGGCTGAATTGATAATGGAGTCCGAAACCTTTGTGCGATCGCGCTATGTGCGCCCTCGTGATCAGGATTGGAACAAATCAGTTCCGTACTCGGTTCAAGGGCCGGGACGCTTGAGGCGACATCGGTAATGCCGCAGGCTCAAGTGGCGGCGGGTCATTACCTGCCTGATGATCCGGGTGATAGCGCAAAGTTTTGTGTCAACGTCTATCCTGAGAAGAATGATGCTGATAGTGCGCGCCCTGTAAAGCTTGTGCGCCGGGTTGGCTCGCTTGATCTTATCCAGTCTAGCGGTGTGACGTTTACCACTGTGCGCGGCATGGGTCAGGCTGACGGTCATGCGTCTGGTAAAGTGCTGATCATCGATGGTACGACAGTTCGCACCTATGACACGTCAGCGGCGACGTTTGGGACACTGAGCGGCACGGTTGCGGGATCTGATAGGGCGCAGTTTGCTTTTGCTGAGGTTGAAGCGGGTATTCTGGCCAATGGTGACTTTTACGTCTCTACAGGGTCGGCGGTAGCGGCGGCAACAGATGCAGATTGGGCAACGCTTTTAAGCGATCATAGTGAGACGGATTTTACGTCAGTTTCTACGCTTGGTCAGCGGGCCTTGCTGACATACGGGTCAAGGTTTGCGTTCTCTGATGCTTTAGATTTCAACCAAACAACGACGCTCAACTATTACACGGCAGAAAGCGCACCTGATGGAATTGTTGCGGGCCATGTGCTGGGCGATTGGTATTATGTCTTTGGGACGCAGACGATTGAGATATGGACGCAGACGGGCGATAATGATGACCCGTTCCGCCCTTTAACGAGTAGCGTGATTCAGCGCGGGTGTTTAGCGCGCGATACGATACGCCTCTTGGATAACACGCTGTTCTTTGTCGCTGATGATTACACAGTTAGACGCCTAGGGCAGGGTAGCGCGGATATTATCAGCCAAGCTTGGGTCACACGGGCTTTGCGGTCTGAGAATAAGGCTGACTTGATTGCCTCAACAATGGAGTACGACAATCACACGTTTTACATCATTAACGGGCTAAACAATTGTCTTGTGTATTCGGTGGCATTCGGAACGTGGCAACTGTTTGCATCGCTTGAAAGTGATACTTGGAAGTATGCGTACATTCTGGACAAG